AAGCTACACTTTACCAAGAAAGATTATGACATCACCAAAACCAAGGGTGCTGTTAGAGTAAAGAAAGAAACTTTTCTGAAGAGAAGAGATTTAATATCGATTCGCAAATTAGCCAGAGATTACAAGCGGTCTGAGATGATTGACTTTCTTGTAGCCAACTTTGTGTCTGGTGAGAAATGGGGTGGGCTGTTTGATGTTGAGGCAGGCAAGCGATATCAAGAATGGCTCCACAGGAAGACTAAGCGCGAATACATTTTCGAACAGGACGTTGATAAGATACTACTAGAGATGGAGAAGAACAATATATCTAATCCTTTTTATGCAAAAAATTCGCAACACCCCTTGACATTCAGACTTTATTTTGCTAATATAGTAACTATAGAGTCACTAGTAATACTGGATAAGACTTTTAATTATGTAGATTCGAATTCGGCTGATATCTTTATGGATGATTTATGTTTGATCATCAAGAAGTATCGACCGTTTATAAGAATAACCGACAAGATGATGTCTGTTATAACACCTCTTGAAACCATTATAAATAAGGAGATAGAAACATATAATGACCAAGAAAAGCCGCAGTCATAAACATGTGAGTGACGAACGCCGTGTTCGTAGAGTTGAGAGTGAATTTAAAACTCCTCTTGACAAACACAAGCACAAACTGTATAATGAGTACTTGTATGAGGATGATGACTTTTATGATGATGATACAACCAACCATACTTCGCAAATACACCGCAAATAAAACCCAATACACCGCAAATACGGAGAAACAATATGTCCTTTAATAACCTTTCTGATCTCAGATCAGCCCGTGGTAACTTCGACTCTCTTATGAAAGAAGTTGAGAAGATGAACACAGGCAATTTTCAGTCTAACAAAGACGATGGCAACATCTGGAAGCCAACAGTCGATCAAGCGGGTAACGGTTACGCTGTTATTCGATTCCTTCCTGCACCCCAAGGAGAAGATTTGCCCTGGGTTCGCATGTGGAATCATGGCTTTCAAGGTCCCACTGGAAAGTGGTACATCGAAAACTCTTTGACCACTCTCCAACAGCAAGACCCTGTTTCTGAATTGAACAGCGAATTGTGGAACAGTGGTTCTGATGCATCCAAAGAGATTGCACGGAAGCAGAAGCGTAGGCTTGCTTACTTCGCCAACATTGTGATTGTTAAAGATCCAGCTAATCCTGACACTGAAGGAAAAGTGTACATGTACAAGTTCGGCAAGAAAATCTTTGACAAGATCATGGAAGCTATGAAGCCTGAGTTCGAGGATGAAAGCCCGCTCAATCCCTTTGATTTTTGGGACGGCGTAAACTTCAAGTTGAAGATTCGCCAAGTGGAGGGTTATCGCAACTATGATAAGTCTGAGTTCGAGCAAACACCAGAAGCAGTAGCAGAAGGTGACGAAGCTATAGAAGCAATTTGGAAACAACAACACTCTCTTGCAGAGATGGTAGATCCAAAGAACTTCAAGTCATATGACGAACTGAAGGATAAACTCACGTTGGTACTTGGTGGCAAAGCTGTTCCTGCTCCAGCATCAGCGCAAACAGGTGATGTAGAAGATGACCTCTTCGTGGCTAAGAGTAAGCCTACTTTGGTCAATATTGAGCCATCTGAACCTGTGGTAACAGTCTCTAGCAGCACGGATGACGAAGATGCAATGTCATACTTTGCAAAGCTCGCTGAAGACTAATAAATAGCAGGAATGCTTTGAGGGGGAGGCTTTTTGCTTCCCCCTTTTTTGGAATACTTTGGAGCCAGTCTAGGCTCCGTTAACAAATCTCGCTGAGCCTAATGCACCCGATTTCATTTGATCACCCAGTACAACAGTCACCGCGGGTGCCGCCACTGTTGTTTGCCCTTTGCCACCACCACTTGTGGTGTTGTTAACTATTATAGGTTGACCCCCACCAGAATTAGCGGATGCCGCATTATCTGTCGCGGTTGCAACTGATGCAGAGTTGAGATTAGCTCCGGTATTAGTATTTGCCGTTGCGCCTGAAGTTAAGCGACTTCTTGGATTTATATCTCGACTAGATCCACGGCCACGACGGCCGTGTGATGGTATTCCTACTCCAGTATCACTTGCTGATGTAGCGGGGGTTTGAGTTTCGAGTCCACCCGATGCCGCACTATTAGATCCTATAGCTCCATTCATCTCTTTTTTCTGTTCTTCAGGACCAAGCCCTATAAATGATGCTATTTCGTCCTTAATTATCCCACCTATCAAAGCCGACCGTTCGAGTTTCTTATCTTGCTCTGGATCAGTTTCGGGAAAATACGTCTTACCGTCGCCATTAAAATCAATTCCTTTATATATATCTCTTCCTAAGTTGGTGACAGCAGCAGCAATTGCAACTGGCGTACCGAATCCCGTGAACGATGTCAATGCAGCAGCAGTATCGATTCCCGCGCCAACAAAATCTCCTCGTACCATGCGATACATTGCAGCCCCGCTGCTTGCAAGCGCACCAAGCAGAGGAACACCTTTCGCTGCTGTGAATGCTATTCCTTTTTTTGCTTGTGTTTTAATAATAGCTTTTAAAGCACTTGGTTTCGGTGGCGCGCCAGGTGGCTTGAATGATTTAGGAGTCAGTGATGTTGGCAAAGGAGGTTTCTTAGCAGAAAATTTACTAAGCACGTTATTAAACACATTACCAGCTTTGTTAGCCACTGCTCTGCCAGCACTAGATATACCATTTATAGCACTTGCACCAATGTTCGCAGCACCTTTCAATACTGACGGCGCCGATTTTATGGCAGCAGAAAACATCGACTTTTTGTTGCCCTCACTATCTAGTGCATCTGACAATGCTTCTCTACCATTCTCGGGCGACACGCCAGCTGAATTTGTAGCATCGGTTAACTTACCCATTGCAAGGAGCAGCGCACCCATGCCAGCTAATCCCACTATGCCTCCCTTCTTTGCTGCGGCGCCATGTGCGCCCAACTTAGAACCGAATCCTGCTTTAATTGATTCTTCTGAGACAGGTGTTGGCTTATCTATCTTTTGCGCTACAGTCTTTGCATTAATCTCCTTGAGTTCTTCTTTAATTTCTATCAACTCGCGTTCAAGATCGTTTAGATTTTCAGAACTAGACTCAAGCGCAGTTCGATTAACGGTGCTATTTTTTCCGTTATTCTCTGCGGCTTTTGCTCCAACAAATCTTCCTTGTCCGACGACATTTCCACCCATCGTTGGAGTAGACGCTGATATATTAGCACCGACTAAACCACCGAACCCAGTTGATACTTGTCCGTCTGATTTTTCATCTGAACCTGACCCTGCGCCCGCGAGTTTGGCACCTGCATATCCTGCCGCAGCTCGCTTGCCAAATCTGCCAGCCATTCTTAATGCACCACCACCAACTGCGGCTGTACCGCGAAGGGCGCCGTATGCCAATCTTCCTGCTCCTAGTAATAGTGGTAAAGCCATTTTCTTATCTCTCTAGTGTTTCTGTTTGTCTGCTTTTTTCTTGAGGTGGTCGATTAACATTCCGACATACACTTCCCTTTCCCAGGGTATCCAACTTTCTATTTCTGTTAATGAATAATTATGTTCTTGCATCAATAGAAAGTTAGTCTTGAAGAAGTTCTCCAAGGTTTCATGAGAAAGGGCTAGACGAAAAAATCCAAATACCCATTCATGTATAAAGAACTTTCTTTCAGACATTCTTTGTTGTTGCATGTAAATTTAACTTCATGCTCTAATACTGGCATAGTCTCAAAGAAGTTTTTAACATTTTCAAACTCCTTCAATGTCATGTTCTCTATATACTCTAATTTTTCCGTCGCCGATAAATCGGAACAGTTGATAATCTCATCTTCGGTGTGTATCTCTAAAAGACAATTTGCCGCGGCATCATATATATCAGTAATCTGTTCCGCGCCACCGATTGATACTAGATCAAGTGCGCTTGGATAGCTCATTTGCAACTGTCTTGTATCACCTATCTTTATGGGATTATGATGATCATTGCTTTGTTGAATCTCAAAATCCCGTAAGTCAAGTTCGCCTGGCGTCATCTCTTCACAGTATCCACATGTAAAGTTTACACCGAACACGGGTGATATTGACTGTGATCTAAGTTCAATGAAGACCTTCTGTAAGTCAAACACGGGCAGTTCATCACCCTGTACTTCTCCAAAAGAACAGTTTGTTATCACTTGTTGTATGCCAGCTATAAGATCAGCCATATCTTCTGACTGAGTTGCTAGTACGAGTATCTTTTCTTCCTTTACTAGAAAGGGTCTAAACTTAAACTTCTTTCTTTGTCTTGATAGAATCTCAATATCAAAAAGGGGTTGATCACTTTGTGGTATAGCCATTATATGCTCCTAAATTAAAATATTTCATCAAATGTATCATCAATTGTATTTTTTATGCTGTTTTTGAGTTGTCCCGTGAGTGTTCCAAAATTAAGATTAAGAATCTGGCCAAGAAGACTTCTTCTATCTCCCTTCTCGCCGGGTTTCCACTTGAGGAATGAGAATGTGACTGTCATTCTTGCAACACCCTCGCCTGCCGCGTGCCCTAGTGGTGTCAACGACAGAACTCTCGGGAATGCTTCATGTAAAGTCCACTCGCCGATGATTTCATCTTGGCGATTGAGTGAGTAAATTGTTATCTCTCCCGTATAGTCTCCATAGAACTTCACTTCTTTCGTTACGGGATTTACTATTTCTTTCATCCACGATTCAAAGTATTGTCTGGCATTCCAATCAGTATCAGTAAGGAATGTTATTGCGGCAGTATCACCGTAAAATTCCATATTAGAAACTCTATTCTCTGTCCATGTACCAATTTTAACGGGAGTGTATGTCAGATTCAATCCAGGAACAGACACTTCTTCAACCATCATGGACATTTCGCGCTCGTCTGCATCGATTCCCAGTGGACCGTTGATATAACAGGCGAATCGATTAACTCGTGTTAAGTCATTGCGCCTAACATGTGATACCATATTATTTAGACTGAATACAGGCTTTTTCTTTTTGGCAGCTTTGGCTTCTGGCTCGGCGGGGCTGGTATCAGTTGACATCTTATTTTCTCTCAGTATAAATAACTGTTGAACTTCTTATAAGAGTATTTATATGACCTATACGAAAAATCTCCACCAGGGGCGATTTAATCCGAAAAACCCTACAAAATATCGGGGTGATGTAACGAAGATTATGTATAGGTCTGGATATGAAGTAAAATTTATGAATTGGTGTGACAGAAACGCTGATGTTACCGAGTGGAATTCAGAGGAGGTAGTGATACCATATCGCTCACCGATGGACAATAAAGTACATAGATATTTTATCGATTTTTATATTAAAGTCAATGGAAAGCAGTACCTCATTGAAGTTAAACCAGACAGATACACTAGGCCACCACCTATACCCAAGAGAAAGACCAAGAGATTTCTGAATGAGGTTGCACAGTTTGCAGTTAATGAAGCAAAGTGGAAATCTGCAAGAGAATTTTGTTTGGATAGAAACTTAGAATTTAAAATAATTACAGAGAAAGAGCTAGGGATCTCTTATAAATAATGTTATGAGCAATCCATTTCAACAGATACGAACAAACGCAGGTGACCAGAAGAAGAGTTTCGACTGGTACATGAGGCAAGTAGGCACTGTAGCCAAGGGTATTAACTCCTCGAATACTGCAATGCAGTCTGATATTGGTGAGTTTGCAAATAAAGTAGATTTTGGGCAGATGTATCTTTTCGCGTACAACCCAAAACATAAAAACACCTTGCCATACTACGATAGATTTCCGTTGTGTCTTCCTATCGAGCCAGCAGCAGGTGGGTTTGTTGGAATGAATCTACATTATCTACCATATGGCTTACGGGCACAATTGCTCGGCAAACTGCTTGAAACATCAAATGATAAAACCTTGACAGCCGATTCTAAGATGCGATACAACTGGGGCATGCTAAAGAATGCTTCCAAATTTCCAGAAGTTAAAGCATGTACTAAGAGATATTTGGCATCACAAATGCAGTCTAGATTCTTGAAAGTTAATCCACAAGATTGGAAAGCGGCTATCTTTTTGCCCGTCGACGATTTCCAAAAAGCATCAGCGGCAAAAGTACACCGATATTCTAGAGAGATGATCTAATGCCAAAAGAAGCGGCTTATAAAGCACCCACGCAAATGATGTTGTCGTATCCACCAACTATAGGAAACGCACCCGACTCAGTATTACAACAACAATTGCACTCTGTCCAGTTTACCATTATCGCACGGGAATTTTCTAGAATGGGTCTAGCTGCTACAGCAGACGGCAGCGGCGTGGTGCATGGAGGTGATGGAATTGCAATAGAAGCAGGCGCAGTCGAGCGACTGGCAACGCATGTTGGAACAGTTGGTGCCGGTGTCGGTGCAGTGGCAAATCCAGTGGGAACAACAGCCGGATTGATCGCGTGGTGGGCTGCAACATCCATTTCTGGTACATCCACTGCGGAGATGAAGACTAAAGCCAAAGAGGTGCTTGCGGCCATAGTTAAGCCAAACAGAAGAATAAAAACAAAAAATATTGTGAAGCTGCATATTCCTCAATCGCCCCAAGAACAATATACTGCCGGTTGGTCTGATGTTGAGTTTGGATTGGCAGGAGCCTACATGGATTCTCCGGGATCAAGTCTTATTACTGACATCGGTGCCGCGATACAAGGCACAGGAGCAGCCCGAGATAGAGCAGTTAGACAATTAGCCAGCATGTCAAATATTGCAAGTGCGGCTGGATTTGACTTTAAATTACAAGACGCATTGGAACTACAAACAGGCAAGGTGCCCAATCCCTATAAAGAACAACTGTTTAAGAGTATGGACTTTAGGACATTCGCGTTTCAATTTAAATTTGCGCCAAAGAACATCGGCGAATTGCAATCTGCATATGCGATAATAAATATATTCAGACAGAACATGCATCCAGAAAGATCCGATGATAAATTCTTTATCATGTATCCCGCCGAGTTTGCAATTGAATATCAATACAAGAATCAAAAAAATACGTGGTTAACAAAAATTGCTGACTGTGCGTTGATCGACATGAAAGTAGATTTTGGTGCAGGTGGAGCATTTAATTCAATACAACGCACATCGGGTGCACCCACCGAAATTACAATGACTCTTCAGTTCAAAGAATTGGTATTGTTGACCGCACAACATTTTGATGACAACCCATTCAATGGTCCAGCGGATGCTACTAGTGGCGCCGCCGCCGTAGGTGATGTCACCGCCCCGGGCACGGTTGATGCAACTGTCGAAAGCACCAGTACTATCAAATAAGGAGGATAACCAATAATGTTTTTTTCAATGTTCCCATTAATGCAAATAGAAATAGACGGTCAGTTTATAAGTTATCCTGACATCTTCCGCCGTGTAGGAAAGAATAAATATCTGGAGAATCAAATTTATTTGGACAGATACACAGTCATAAACGGAGAAAATCCAGAGCATATTGCACACCGACTCTATGGCAACCCCCAATATCATTGGATAATTCTACTAACAAACAACATAATAGATGTATATCACGACTGGCCTCTATCAACACACGACTTGGTAGAAACAACCAAAGACGAGTATGGGGCGACCGCTCTTGATGATATACATCACTACGAGTTTGCCGGAGAAGATAGAATTCAAGTTGACTATGATGCAGACCTACTCAGTGCTGGTACCATTAGGTCAATTAGTAACTACGATCATAATGTCAGAAAAAATG